TGCTTTTTAAACTTGAGGCACTTCCTGAAAGCACCACGCCCATGTACGAGTTGTCAGAGATTAGCAGCTTCTTCAACAACCCGTTCAACCTAAAGAACGCCGTCGATAAAAGGTGGAGAAATGGCCTCCATTGAACAAAAAATTTGGGACTACCTTGTCAAACACAAAACTCCGGTGCAAGCAGCCACGTTAGCAAAGAGGTTCATCGTGAGCAAGGGGCATGTGGGACGCATACTAAAAGAACTTTCTGATAAAAATGTTTTGGATGTAGTCAACATAGGCAGAACAAAATTTTATAAAGTAAAGGACTAGCCATGAAAATAGAAGAACTCATAGAAAAACTGCGTCAACCAGCCTTTGATCTCAACGAGGCACAAGCCATCATGGATATGGCGGCGAAAGAACTAGAGGGTAAGCAATACATGGTTGAGTTTCTACAGGATAACAACAAGCGGTTGCTTAGTGAAGTGCAAGCGTTATCTTTAGATCTAGGACTACGAGAAGGAGCCTACAGTGGAGAAATCAAAAACCAATAAGGGTCTGCACCCCTCAGGCATGACGTGGGAGCGATGGGACTGGCCCTTCAAAACACCTCAGGAACGTAAACTAGTCGTTGAATATATGAAGAAGTTTGCGAAAGAAGAACAAATAAACGCCATGAACAAACTAGGAGAAGCACTGCTATGAACGCCGAGGACATCAACCCGAGCGAGACCTACGAGTTTACCCACGACTGGTGGAAGTGGGGGCCTCCGCTCTTTAGAGAAATATTTAAAACGCTGCCAGCCAAGAGACGCTTTCTTGAGATCGGTTGCTTTGAGGGACGCAGTACTGTGTGGCTAGTGGAGAACGGTCTTGAGTCAGGTGGCATCATCAACTGTATCGACACGTGGAAGGGTGGCGAAGAACACACAGTCGAGGATATGTATGCGGTGAAGCAAAGGTTTCTTGAGAACATGCGTAAGGTGCAGGCTAAGGACTTAAGTAAAAAAATTAACGTCTATAAACAAACATCTAGCAAAGGGTTGGCACATATTATTTGGAACACGCCATCACCCATAGAGATGATGGATCTGATTTATATTGACGGGTCACATCAAGCACCGGACGTACTCGCTGATGCCTGCATGGCTTGGCAGGTGCTCAAGGTCGGTGGCGTAATGGTGTTTGATGATTACTCGTGGGGTATAGACTATCCCGTACTGCACAAACCCAAGATTGCTATCGACATGTTCACTAACATCTATCACGACAGACTAAAAGTCGTGTATGTAGGCTATCAACTTGCTGTTAAGAAAATGAAGGACTAAAAATGAGTGATCTAAAAGAAGTTGCAGAAGAACAGAAACGCCCTACGATAATGGTGGCAACCCCGATGTATGGTGGGATGTGTACGGGTCATTACCTAAACGGCATCTTGTCATTGTCCAAGAGGATGCAGGAAGTGCGTGTCCCGCTCTACTACGGATACCTCATCAACGAAAGCCTTATCACACGGGCTAGAAACGAGTTGGCTAGATTGTTCCTAGAGAAGGGCTTAGACTACCTGATGTTCATCGATGCCGACATTCAGTTTAGTGGGCAAGATGTAGCGTCTCTGATGGCGGCTGACAAAGACGTTGTGTGCGGCATTTACCCCAAGAAAGAGATTGATTGGGATCGTGTAAACCAAGCGGCTAAAGAAGGACAAGAGAACCTCCAAGACTACGCTGGTGCATACGTGATGAACTTCAACCACGGACAAGTAGTTGCCGAGAGTGACCAAGACGGGGTGATCGAAGTGCGTCATGGTGGCACGGGGTTCATGCTTATCAAGCGTCGGGTGTTTGAGATTCTAAAAGACCATGTGCCTACCTACCGCACCTCTACAGTCAAGGACAAGGACGGTGAATACTTAAAGCCCCTGACCCATGAGTTCTTTGCAACAAGTATTGATAGTACGGGTGCTTTGCTGTCCGAAGACTACCACTTCTGTGATCTGTGGAAGAACCACGGCGGGAAGATTTACGCCAACCCGTTTGTCAAACTAAGTCATGTTGGGACGTATGTTTACAGTGGGGATCTCATCAAGTCGGGTGGCAACCTCAAATAAGACTCGATGGACGTTCTGATTCTTGATGGGGCTAGTTACGAATTAGATTGGGAAGCCCTACGCAAACCCCCACAGTCTGTGTTTGTACCGTGCCTTGATACTGATTTTGGTAAAAATGCCCTAGAAACCGAACTTAAATACCATGGGATACAACAATTTGTACTACGTGTTCGGATTGAGGATGGGGTCTTGGGGGTGAGGATATGGACTTTGTAAACACCTTGGGTTAGTATTTTCCCTGAGTCATGCTTCTCCTTGCATTTCTCATGGTGTTTACTCTCTTACATGGGGTGCCCCCGGCTAACCACCGGGGGTTTTTTTCACTCCACCATTGGGGCTAAGAATGGGCGCAGGCTCTTCTCGACATACACCCCATCAATCATTTCAGACGAGCGTTTAGCAAAGTTCTCGATCGACCGAGTGAGTTGGTCGTCAGTTATCTCCATGCCGGGGTACTTAGCGTTGTGCTTGGCAACCAATTTAAGAGCGTCGTCATACCCCTCTTCATCCCCGCTACTAACAGCCAAGTTGACCAGCATGTAGACCTTCTGTTTAGAGCGCTGGGCTTCGGTCTGAATCTTCATAACCGCATTGGCTTTTTCTTGCTTGGTCGCTACTTCTAGCGGGGCAAAACCAAAGGCTTGGAGTGCAGCGTCATACCCAGATACTTCTTCCATAATTGGGTCGCCACGCAGGGTGCGGGCACCCTCGTCTACAAATCGGTAGGACTTCATAAAGTTCTTGATGACCGAGGGGAGCATAGTCTCAATGCCTCGATACACTTGACCGTCGTTGATCTGATCTGAACCTTTGGCGACATTAAGGAACATAGATCCTACTGGACCAGTAGCGGCCTTGAGCGCATCCATGATTGCGCCTTCACTATCTTCTGAACGAGAAGCCCCCGCACCAACGCCGGGGAAGAAGCCAAGGAGCGGCATATCTCTGAAACCAGTTCTAGAAGCAATGTTGGCCCCCGTCAAAGCACCGGGAATTCCCGCCGTTATAAACTCAGGCATCGTCTCACGCAGGCTAGTGACAAAGTCGTAGTAGGGGTCGTCTTCGTCATCGAATACATTGTTCATTATAAATTCAACCATCCAGAAGAACGGCATGCCAACAACGCCCGACATCATCGCCGAAGTGCCAAGCAGACCAGCGAGTCGGTTACGGGCAATCCTGCGCTCCTCATCAGAGAACTTGTTCTTCTGCATGTATATCTGTGCGTTGCGGGCGTAGAGATACAGCATCATCTGGAGGAACTTCTTAAACATCAGCAGCACTTTGGCAACAGGGCGCTTGAACACCCGAGGCGCATTCAAGTCAGAGTAGTCACCCTGAGTCTCAACAACGGCATCGTTAGCCGCCTGCATTGCCTTGTCATAGTTCTTAGAGCGGTTGTACTCAAGACGGAACGCAGCCAGAGCAGTAACTTCCCGGTTAAAGCGCTCGGCATTTTGGAACAAGTAACCAACCAAGAAGTTGATCTTCTTGCCCGTGCGCTCCATGGGAGTCGAGGCTTTTAGCCCCGTCATAGTCTCGATGTCACCCACCTCGGTAGCGGCAGGAGGGATGACGTTCAGGTCATACAACTCTTGGATGGCTTTCTTCTCTAGAGCCGACAAGTTCTTGTTAGTGGTCACACTATAGAAGCCTTGACCGCCAGACACTTCACCACCAAAAAAGTCACGACCTGCACGAGTAAGTTCTGTCATGGTCGGGTTCAGACCATAACGAGGTGCCAGCCATGGCAGGGTAACGCCCGGAGTCTGAAGCAACTGGACCAGCGCCGAAGAGGGGTTCGCACCCATGTACCAAGCAAATCCAAGATTGCCAAGGCGGGTAGCCCACGGGCTGATGACCGGATTCATCGCAGAGTCGAAGTGCTTCTCTACTTCACCAAGCACCCTACCAGCAACGTCGTCCGGGTTCTGCTTGATCTTAGCCTTCATCGTCTCAATTGCTTGGTCCATCTCCGAGGTGTATCGGGCTTTGGGCAATTGGTGGACGATACGGTCGGCTAACTCGCCGTAGTTACGCAGTGCGTCCCGCTCGTAGGAGGGTGCTCCCTTCCGGTTTTGGAACTGACGCATGAATGACTCTTCAGGCAAGTACATGAGAGTCATCTGGTAAATCTCGTCTTTAGCCTTGGGATTAATCCGGTTGCGGTCGAGCACCCCTTCTAACTGCTTGAAGAAACCAGCACGGGGGGCAGACTTAGCCTTAAGTTCTTGGATTGACTCAAATTGTTTGACCTCATACCCCTGAGCCTTCATACCTTTAGCAAACGAATCGGCTTGGGCTTTAGTCTCAAACGAGAACGGGGTGGCTTTGTCGTCTTTGCCAGCCACAACCCAGTTGTTACCGAAGAACATCAGGGGTGCATACGGTCCCTTGTCCTTGAACGAGTCAATCTTTTTGTTGATCAAGGCACGAATCTCAGCCTTAGATGCAGGGTCAGTCACATAACTTGTAGCCCGAGCGATCATTGACTCCTTGATCTGGTCGAGCATGTAGTCGTTATGCTTGCGGTACTTTTGATAGAAGTTCTTAACGTCTTGCGGGAATGTGTTGTAGATGTCCTGTAGGCGCTTGTGATCGGCTTTAGCCGCAGGGTCTGTGTAGTCCTTGCTTGGCTTAAGCACATCAACTTCTAGGCGAGAACCCTCGTTAATCACTTCGTAAATCTTGTCTTTAAGACCTCTGTGGTCACGGATGACTTTATGGAAATCGTTAAGAACGTCACCAAACTCTTTACGCAATTTGTTGCGGTAGCCGCCCATCTTTTGGGTAGCCGTGTAGTAGTCTTTTAGTTCTGCAAGGCGAGGGTCAGAACCGTAAATGTCACGGATCTGGTTCATTGCTAGGAACGGGAGTGCCCCTGTCTTGACTGCAAGGGCAGCGTCTGCACCACTCTTAATTACAGGAACATCGAGTGCAGGGTTGTTTTTGATGCTGTCGAGCAACTTGATGACATCATCAGGCAGGGGGTCCCGACCGTACTTTTTTGGTGTAGTGGCCTTTTGAGTAACTATTAAGTTTCTTGGACTACCTCTAGTAACTGCTGATGTTGGGGTCTCTTCAATTAACGTACCAAATTGGTTAATAACAATATCAAATACACTTTGCGAAGAACTTGGGAGTCCAAGGGCTTGACGAAGCAATTTGGTAAACATTTCAAAAGCATTTTTAGTACCTCTTACAAGCCTTTGAAATATACTAAGTTGTTTAGAAACTACGTCTTTATTTTGAGTAATACTTTTTCTACCATAAAACCAATTGTCTATACTGCGTTTAAGAATTTCAGCAATTTCGTAAGCATTTTTAATTCCAGAATCTTCATATTTTTGACCAATTGATAGCAAACGTTTTCCACCACCTTCTGGTTGATCAAACCATTCTTTAATGATTCGTTTGGCTAACGCTCGTTCTTGAACAGAACTAAAAATGTCTTCGGCTACATAATTTAATCTATCGTTGACTTCTTTTCTGGTTTTATTTCTAAATTCTTCAAACTCAACTGGGCCTTTTCCAATTGTGTAAGTTAAAAAATTAATAAATGTTTTTGATGGAATTTTTTTCAATAAAGTTTTAAATTCTTCATCTGATATGGCTTCTGATACAAACTCAAAAGAATTAGTCATACCATAGTGACTTCTTAATTTTTTAATATCATTTTCCGTCAAAGAAGTACTTTTTCTAAGGCTTTCATTTGTTGAAGCATCAGCAACAAAAAACTCCATATAACTATGTAGATTGTTAAGCCCATCCGCAGCCTGTTCCCAACTATCCCCAGTTCGCTTATAAGTGGGATCGGATACCTTACGCATTTGTTCGACTGATAAGGCATGGACAATTTCGTGAAGCCCAACATCAGGCATATATAAATGCGCTTTTCCAATAGATATAGTTGCAAATCTATTGTTAGACTGATCATAAAAACCGGCATAGTAACTTCTACCGCTATCTAAAGGATTGTATACAACCGGTATGTCATCTAACTTAAATTTGTTTGCATTAGTTAAAAGCACCCTAGCAAGACGCCCCGTTTCAGAGTTACGTTCATGTTTTGAAATAGTTTTAAGTAACTCGGTTACGTTATAACCTCCCTTAGATGTTTTATTTAAAAGTTCGTTAGCGTATCCAACATTTGGCTCTTCCTCAGCCTGAACTTCCCTAGTTGAAAAATAAACCTGCACTCCGTAAGTCTTGTTTAGGTAGTCGAGAGCGTCGTTGAGCACCCGGTCGTCCATGGCAAAGTTGCCGGTTTTCTCCCGCATGTCAGCACGCTGGGCACGCAGGTCAGCCAAGGCACGGAAGGTTGCATCCATCCCGTGTTTATCAACAGCCTCTTTAACCGCCTTGCCGTTCTTGAGATTCTCGTAAGTACTATTAGTAAGTGTCTCTGTAACAGCAGCGATCTTCTTAGCAGCCTGTTGTTCAGCAAGTCGTTGTTGAGCACCTGCCTGAGGAGTGACAACTCCCGGCTCTGCCATGGGCCGTGTGCCCTCGGGAACATTAGATGCCGTAAACGACAAGTACTTGACGTTGGCTAGGGTGCCAGAACCTAATTCATCGACGACTGAGTCAGGGTACTGAACCTTGAAACTACCCAGCAGGTCACGCACGTTGTACCGAGCCGGGGCGATAATGGCGAACTTGTTGTCACCGCTACGCAGAATGGCGTACTGATAGGCAGTATCAAACGGAACCCACTTGTTGACCTTAGGCGTACGAGAGATTCGTTTGGTAAGTTTGCCTTCGCTCTCTTCAAGTTCTTTGGCTGTAAGTTTGCGAGATTCGGGTTTACCCTCATCAAACGGCAGGTCGATCTTAGTCTGGAGGTTCTCGGCAACCTTCCCGGTGCGTGCAATGTTACGCATTACAGGCTGGAAGTCGGTGCCCTCTAACTTCTCTACGTTGCGAATAAGTTCTGCAAGAGGCTGGGCCTCCATACCTTTTATTTCACGCAGGGTCTTTGTACGAAGTTGTTCTTCTTTAGCACTCGCTTCAGCCTGTTCTTTATCCTTGAGTGCCTTCTCACGTCGAGCCTCTTCAATACGGGCTTCTTCCTCTTTTACCCGTTTGGTCTCAACGTCCACCCCCCGCAGGCGATCAAGTTCTAAGTTGTATGCCTCTTCTAACTTGTCTGTCTTGAGGTCATAGGCACGTGCAAGATAAGCAAAATCTACGGTGTTAGACGCATCGTCATAACTATCCCGCACCGCTTGACGCAAGTCTTGAACGTCAGACTGATCACGGAACGCCTCTTCAGGCGTAATTTTCATCACAGCCGAGGCGGCTGCTCGGGTGACTTCATTCTTTGTGGGCTGTTGTTGAGCCTTGCGCTCCTTAGACTTCTCTTCCTGTGCCCTGCGCTCACGCTCCTGTCGTGCTTCTGTCCTCGCACCATCTTCAGTAAACTGCTCGGCTTCACGACGTGCCTGCTTGCCAAGTACCCTAGTAACTGTCTCACGCTCGACATCACGACCACGCATGCCAACAATTTTCTTGGCTAGGCGGCTACGCTCTTTTCGGCTGAGGTTCTTAAGGAAGCCCTCGGCTTTGGCAAAGGCACGGTTAAACGCCAGCGATGCAGGGTCGGTAGTATCAAACCGCAACTGAATACGCCCCGGACCACGCACCATCGAGAAAAGGGTAAACAAGTTTTGGTCGTAATCTGCCTGCTGTTCAGGAGTAGCCTTACCGCTATTGATCTTGCCACGCAGAGGCTTGATCCGTCCTATCAAATCTTCAACATCTTGTACTGTCCTACTAGTAGGCATCCGAGTTTCAAGTTCGGAGGCAACACCCTCTTCTAGACCCGCCTCAACAGCGGCTTCATCCGCACGGATCTTTCTGAACCTTTTCTCCTCCTCTTGTTGAGTAGCAGTCGGAAACACTTCTGACTCGACTGGCTGGAGGGCATCAAAGGTAAGTTGACCCTGCTCCAGTGCAGGGAACATACGGAGGTTTTCTTGCGCTGCAGCAAACGATTGTTCAAGATTAGCGATCCTTTTTTCTAACTCCGCAGCCCGGGTTTTCTTACCCTTCATAACCCCTTCAGGGCCAAGGATGGCTGCGTACTCGCTCTTTGCTTTGTTCAGTTCCCGGCGGAAGTTAGTGGCTCGGTTAGTCAGATCAGCACGAATACCCTCGGCTACGCCCTCATCAGTGAGGTTTTTACCCTCGTACTGACTAATCTTATTGCTCGCAATCCCAAGCGCTTTTAACCCTTCACGGGTCAAACCCTCAACTTCAGCCTCTACCCCTGCCTCAGGTAGGGCACTAACTGGACCTGCAGGCTCAAACAATTCCCCTTGAATGGTCTCTGCAAACGGCAACTCCATCTGGCCTTCAACGGCTTCACCTTGGCTAACCTCAGTAATGATCCTGTCGTTGAGCACCCGCATAAGAACTTCAGACCCCGGAACTTGGGTGCCTTGACGGACGATGCGGTTACGAATGTCAATTAGTTCACCTAGAGAGAAAGGCAGACGCTGGATGTCATCGGCAATACGGTTTGAAGTAGCCCTCACCACGGCATCAGCATCAGGCACACCAGCCACAGAGGCTTGGGCAGCAACATCTAGTTGTTGCAGGGTGTTCTCAAACTCGGCTCGCTGGCGCTGGAACGCTGCCTCTTCGCTAGACCCACGGGTAACTTCTGGGCCTTGAGTCGTAATTTCCCCAAACAAATCTGGTTGCGCCTCGGAAAATGCCATGGCACCTTCTTCTGCAGTAGGGGGAACTATAGGGGTTAACCCTAATTTTTTAAGTTCTCTAGCACTAGCCCCGGCTGCTTTATCTGCTGCCTTGGCTTCTTTCTCTTGTTGAGCCTGCTGAGCCTGTCTTTCAGCAACTTCTCTACGGGCAATAGCCGCCTGCTCTGCCGCAATCTCTTTAGCAGTTTTAGGCTTGGCAGCAGCAGCAGCCTCGGCTGCACGCTCTGTAACAGGTGCTCGACCACGCAGTTCTTGTAGTCGACCCATGAGATAGGCATCGACATCCTCGCCGCTGTAGTTGCGTACTACTAGTTCCTCAAACAAATTGAGGGGTTCACCAGCGATCTGCTTGTCAAGCACTTTCTCAATAGTTGAGATGTCGTTAAATTTTTGACGGGCACCGGAGAGGTACTCACCTATGACCTTCTCGACCTGTGCAAACTGGTCTGGATCAGAGAGATTTTTGCCAAGGAGTTTGGCGTAAGTGTTGTCAGCCTTCTTACCCTTGGGGATGCCAAGAGCCTCTAAGTCACCCTCATCAATAATGTTGATGCCTTGTTCTAACTGTTTGGCACGAATGGCTTCTCTACGAGTGACAGCCTGCTCTTCTGCGCTCGGGGGTGCCTCACCTGTCCCAACGACTTCGGCTTCTTCGGGAGGTGCCTCTTCTCTTGTGCGCTGCCGCATAGCCCGACGACCATATGTAAGATCAAGTGCCGCTTGCAATATCGCACCGGCACCGGCGCCATAAGCCGCCCCTTCACCAACACCTTCAATAAGTTCTTGGTCTGGTTTGTAAATTCCTCGGGCAATCAGGTTTTGTAAGTAATTTTGTGCTGCTTCTTGAGCACCTTCTACACCACCAGTAATTGCAGCGTTACGGATGACCTGTAGGCCTTGGTTCATTATTGACCCGGGCATAAGTTTCATAGCCCGAGTAAACGCCATCTCAATAGGTATAGCCTCAGTCAGACCTGTAGCCCCACCAAGCAGGGCAGAGATTCGACGCTGTTCTAAGCCAGCACCAGACTCAACGGCTCGCTCTAGTTGTTCACCAGTACCTGCTGCCGCACCAGCACCAAACATTGCACGAGGGCCAAGGGGTGCAAAAGCCGCTATACCAGCAATAGAACCGAGCGCACGGCCCAGTTTCGGAGCAACTTCGTAGCCTTCTCTAGGCGCAAAAAACTCTCCAACAGGGCTTTCAGCAACCTGTTGACCTAGTTCACCAATACCTTTTACAACGGGTTCAGCACCGGGACCAATGCCATAAGACTTGGCTAAGTCGGCGTAATACCCACCAATACCTTTTGCTGCGGATTCTGCAAAACCCCCAATACCGGGAAAAACGCCTTTAACAACTTCTCGTACTTGACCAAACGCTGATGTCTTAGGTTTTGGTTCTAGGAGGCTCATCAGCCGCCGGTCAATGTCGGCGTAGATTGCTGCATCGGGTGTGCCGTCTGGGTAAGTAAGCCTACCCAGCGTTGGATCTTCTACGATTCGCATGATTTATTGTCCGGGAACATCAAGTATCTTAGGCTTTTGAAAACCTTCTTGATTTATAGCACCCTGTAGGATCGAATTAATAATACGCTGTTGGTCTGGTATTGGTAGTTTTCTAAACTCAAGGTTGTTTTGCAGTCCCTTAACTCTCTCTGTAGCCGCATCAACCATACCTTTAGCGACGATTCGATTAACATACCCCATGGTCGCAGCATAAGACATATCAGCCTTGTACTTCTCAATAGAGGCTTGGATATAAGTCTTCATACTATCGGAACGCAAAGCCGCTGCTTTATCAAATTTACCAAGTTCTTCAGCACGATAAGACTTGTCAAGGTCAAGTTGGGCCAACTTAAATTTATCTGCGGCTTCCCGCTCTGATTTAGTGGCCTCTTTAATGGCGGCTCTTTGGGCTTGTGCAGCACCCATAAGTCCGGGTGTGGCTTTTTCAGAAAATCGAGCAACGGCCTGTGCAAGACCCCTGCCTTTTAGTAACTGAGGAGCGGCAAGACCAGCGGCAAGTAAAGCATCTTGTTGAAAGGCTTCTTTAGCAGCCGCCTTATCTGCAGCAGCACGCTCTTTACCTTCAGTACGAAACTTCTCAAGGTCTGCCTGAATGTCTTTAATAGACCGAACACCCTTATCTCTACCCAGTTTAGCCTCGTACTGGTTACGTTCTGTTATGTAGTCCTCAATACTCTTGGGTTTGAGGTCAGCAAGATTAAGAGAAAAAGCAGGCATAGCCATACCACGGTCATCGGAACCTTTAGGAGCACCGGGAGCAAGATCTTGTGCAGCCGCTTCTGGGAAATATTTGGCTTTCCACTCTATAAGTGAAATACGAGGTTGAAGAGCGTCGGCTTGTGCTGCCGCTCTAACATTAGGAGCAAGCGAAGACCCCTGTGATTCAAGCATCCGAGTTTTAGCCAGCATGTCGTCTTCACCGACGTTGGCTTCTGTGGGACGAAGAAGTTCTGCAATACCCAGACCTTTTGCACCCATACCCGCAAACCGCCCAACAGGGGAATTAGAAACACGATTAATTAACCCACGAATGCCAGTAGGGGGTGTAGCGGGAGCAGCAGGTGTAGTAGGCACGGCGGTTGGGGACGCTGCTGAAGGCGTCGGAGCAGTTCCGGGAGTTACACCGGGTATTCCAAGTCTAGGAACATTTTGACCGGGAAACGCCCGTGGAGCGCCCATGGCTGGAGATGTGGGCGTAATTGGGGTTACGCCCGTGCCAGTTGGAATAGAAATTTGTGTAGGAAATACTTGTGCAGGCCCCATAGGTGCAGAAGGAGGAGCAACACCAAGCGTAGCCGTAGGTCTAACAGAAGTTCTAAACTGATCAGTTACTTGTGGTGTGGTAGGTCCAACGCCGGGTCCGGGAGTTCCCGGAGGCCTAATGTTTGCACGCAGACGAGTATTTAGTTCTTTCTGAGCATCTGGATCACCCATAAGTGCCATGCGCTCAAGGTCGTCTACAGATAAGCCAGCAAAACTAGAGTAAGGAGCGACAGTGCCCTGACCACCAAGGAAGAACCGAGCAGGTTTCTCGCCACTGTCCATCAGACCACCATCTGCCGCCATAACAGCAGGCATATCTAATTGCTGCGGTGCATTTTGAGCAGCCATGGCGTCAACGGCACCTTCAATACCCGGGGTAGCCATTGCAGGTTGAGCAGGTTGAGGCATTAGTGCTGCCATGGTGTCTTGCACCACAGTAGTCTTAGGACCGGCCTTAGGTTTAGGAGCAGTCCTAATAATGTCCAACAACGCAATCATTGTCGGTAGGTCCCGACTACGTTCTGCTTTTTGGTAGTCCTGCACCAAATCCTGTATCGTTTTACCAGCGTAAGCCTTCTTACGCTCCTCTAATGGTATGCCAAGCATTGCCATGATGATTCCTTATGTAGCGCTAAACGCTTTAGACAGAGCCAAAGCCGGTATGCCGTAGCCAAGAACTTGTTGAGCAATATTAGGCTGTGCGTTGTATTGGGTAGAAGTTGTATTAGCCTGAACTGGTAGACCACGCAACATAGCATTGTAAAACTCAAGTTGACGGTACGGATACTCTCGCTGAGCGATAAAGTCTTGATAAGCCTGATCAAGGCGACGCTGCTCCATTTGCTGCTCGACGTTTGCCACGGCTTGTTGTGCTTGAAGTCTAGAGAGATCAGAGGCCTGAACATCTTTGCCAATCTGAGCCAACTGACCAGCGCCCTGCAGACCCGTCTGGATGCCACGCAGTCCTAGTTCAGTAGCACCCATGCGACGGGCCTGATCACGTTCAAACTGTTGTTGGGCATTCTCAAACGCTGATTGAGACCCTCGCATCTGAATATCACCAAGAGTCTGCAACAACCCTTTCTCACGTTCTGTCTGAGCGAGTAGTTGACGTGCGCCACCATAAGTGCCTTGGCGAGATGCACCTAAATTAGCCTGTTGTTGTATCCGTCGTGCATCTTCAGCGGCTTGTCTGCGAGCAATGTCGGTCACACCCTGCTGGAACGGAGACATGTACTGCTGCATCTGATTAATACCAAACTGCTCAGGCGCAAACTGACTAGCCTGTAGAGCACCTAGCGTGCCTGCCCCAGTTAGAGCGGAAGCCTGACCAAGTTCTCCCGGTCTCCGCATTCCCAGAGTTTCACCAAAAACTTGTTGTTGACCGGGAGTAAACCCAGCAATACGTTGACTTGTGTATGGCTGATAGCCTTCTTGGGATAGTGCTTCAGCACGCTCAACCATCCGGGTGTAGTACGGCTCGGCATATTCAGGCAGATTTGTTGTATAGGTCGTGGACTCTTGAGGACCACCGCCACCACCGCCACCCGAGTCGTAGAGTTGAATCTTACCTACGGCGTTCTTTTTAAACGCTTCGGAGTGCCCCGGTACCCAACCGGCTTCTAGTTCAGCATAGTTATTACGCATGTTCGACCTCTTTGTGTTTCATCCAACGCTCTGCTTCGGACTGTAAAATCCCATATATCAACATGTCTTTAGTGCCATAACCTTTACGAACAATACCTTCACATACAAAACCAAGACTTTCTAACATTCGACGTGCTTTTGTATTTTCTGGTTGCGTTCTAGCAGTAACCCGTACACAACCAAGATGGTTAAACACAAAGTCAGAAATTTCTCCAATTATTCGTTTGTTTAACCAATATTTAGCGCCATCACTAACACCACCAAAATATACATTGACACCATCGTAATCAAATAAAATTACAGCGCCTAACAACTTTTTTTCGTTGCCAATTCCGATCGTGTAATACCAACGGGGTTTGCCATTCTTGACAGGCATCCGCTCAAGAATCCAGTCTGAAAAATCACAACCGTGAATGGTTCTAAGCATAGGTTATTTTCTTAGGCATGAGTTTATCGGGGTTGATAGTCTTAGGCGGCTTGGCTTTGCCAGTGCGAGCCTTGTCTACCTTCTTCATAAACGCATCTAATTTTTTAGCACCTTTGTTGACATCACCGTTACCAAGTTGAGCCACCATACTGCGAGGCACATAAGCCTCTTCGTTAGACAAAAGAACCTTCCGACGGTTTTCAATAGAAGAAGCAATTTCATCAGAAGTGCCGTGACCCCTACCTTTAACAGGCATCACCCCCAATTTAGCCTGCAAGTACTTCATGCCTGCTTCTGAACTACCGTTACCTACACCGTTGACAGTAGAGGCACGCAGAACAAATCCACCATCCTCAAGCATCGGGACAGACCCACCAGCCTTGTAGGTATTCATCTTGTCCATCTCCCGTGGTTTCGGAGCCATGGACATTAGCGGTGACATTGTGCCTGCTTGAGTTGGAAGGTTGGGGTTTGCACCGTAGCCTTTACCACGCATATTCACCATCTGTTGCAGTTGGCGCATGTAATCGGTGTAGCCACCAGCAAGTCCACCAATATTAAATCTAGTCTGCCCGCCATCCCGTACATACAAAGCGTTGGGTTGGAAATAAGCAAACTCACGATCACGCAGGGGATCAGGATTCTCTACATAGTTACGCTTGTACGGCTCAGCCTTTGGATACTTACTATAATCAACAGGCTCTTTTTTGTATGGTTCTTGCTCTTCCTGCGAACCCAGCAATATAGAACCAACAGTCCTAGCAGTGCCCATAGGATTGGACATGATGTTAGAACTTACAGACGATAACCCTTCAGTACTACCAAGTCGTTTAAAACCACGACCTATCTCGCCATATGTAGGTCTAAAGTCTGCGCTATAGATTTCTGGTCTTGCTGCTTTATAAGCGGCTTCGCCGTAGTCTTGAGCAGCCTTAATGTAGGCTTGATTGGCTGCAGTCTGTTCGGCAGTAAGTGGGACCCCAGTAACTGTAGGATCTGTAAATTGAGCACCACCAGCCCGTTGACTAATAAAAGACTCTAATTGACCCGGTTGTTGTGCAACAAGTATGTCTGGACCAGTTGGTGCAGCCATGGGCACTGTAGTTGATTTTGCAAGTTCGGCAGCAGTTTGCTCGGCAACGGCTTGCTCTGCACCCATAGTTCCTAGACCAGATGCAAGACTTGCACCGCCGTAGGCGCCAAGACCAGCCTGCAAACCTTTCATCAGGTTGCCTGTACGGGCAGTTTCAACACCAGTAACAATTAGTCCAGCAGTGGCACCCCCGGTATAGGGAGCAAGAGCCGCACCTGCGATCATCGGCAAAAAACGCATAAAGTTAAACGCTTCTGGCAACCCAGTTTTTGGGTTAATGGTCACTTTAGTGCCATATTTAATGCCCAAATAATTTAGCCCCGCAACCTCTTTAGGGTTGACGTGCATGAGCATGGTGTCGCCATAGCGCCCTTGTTTGGCGAGTTTTTGGGCTGATTGTTTGTAGTCCATGGCAGTATTATCCTTGATTTGTCAAGCGTTGGCTAGGGAACGATTGTTACTGTTACTGTGCCTACGGAGGCTACAGAAGACACTCCCAGCGGATAGGCTATGTTTGGTACAACAATCTTTACGTCCTCACCTATTCTAAAAAGCGTTCCGTCCGGCAGTCCGTAGCCAGATGTAGCCAAATTTAAAAGTCTTAATCCGTCTAACTGTAGTGGTGTAGTTGAATCTAACTGATTAAAGTAAATCCTTAAGGCACGGAAAATCTCATCAAACTGTTGGCGGTTATATTCATCCGAGGGCAGCGGTATGGCTGGCGCCCGAAATTGCTGCATCCCCATTAGCGTTTGCCATCCACACGAGCATCTAGACGGGGGCTACCCAACTGCCAAGCCACACCCAGCGTGTCTGAACCAACCTCAAAGGACATTCCACGGGCACGGGCACGGATAAAGACCTCATTTGTATAAACGTCTGCGCTTGTCTCAATAACCCGCAGATCAGGTTCGGATTGAGGAGAAGAGCCGGGGAACCGACGAGGCACTAGCGTTATGTAGACTTCCGGTGTTGGGGCAGTCGAGCCGGTGAACTTGATGTCCGGAATCATCCTACGAGTGAGCATAAATTGCTCACCATCGCCTATATCAAACTGAGAGGACTGAATGTAAGACACCATCGGGGCGCCATCATCATCCAGCCCACGCTCATGGTCGTAGATGTGCTGACCTTCGATTGCTTGAGGATATTCCCTTAGACCGCTGTCATTCCACGCCGTCCTAGCAAGCAAACCATAGTGCCAGATACGTTCAACATAGTTGTACACCACATAGGAGTCGTTGTCGTCAGAGTTGGCACTGGGGTAGAACCACCAGATTTCATTGAAGCCCTCGTTCGTACCGGCAATGATATTGTTGACCCGATCATAATTTAGGTTCTTAAAGACCTGAGTCCAAAGAGTTGTTGGTAGGGTATCGACTCGACCGCTGTAGATATAGAACTTATCCCGTCCCATCCAGTATGTGACGTTGTTGACCGTAACGACCCCACGAGGACTGATTATTGAGATGTTGTCTGCAAGTTCTTGGAGAGAGAAAACATCGGTTGTGCCAGTAAACTGAAGCGAACTCAAGCCAGTATTTGTATATACAAGAATCTCTTGCCGGGTGGCGACTGCACGAACTATCTGATCTCCACGGGAGACCCTAATGAACCCCGCTGAATTGGTAGGCGTCGGTGTCCAGTTGACAGGATTATCTTGGTCAGCCCAACGAATAAGAAGGGGATCAAAAGTACCGCCGCCGAAAGGAGTTGCACCAAAACATAACAAGTGTTTATCGTTTTGAGACACGAGGACTTGTCCTGCGTTTGTAGGAACATCGCTGGCTCCTGATAAAGAAGACAAAAGAACCGCAGGGGTTCCAAGAGCAGTTGCGGGGTTGGCATTAGACCCACGCTCCCAGTAATAAATCGGTCCTTTACCAGCCTCGTTGTAGTTCATAACGAGATCATTATCAAAATTGTCAAAGAACCAATAACGGGTTGGCAGGTCTACAGGCTGAGTTGACCCTGACCCCCATCCATCATGGCCCCAAGTAGAAGTTCCCCAACCATAACCAAAGGTGTAATTTGGCGGAGCCGGATCGATCTGATACTCGGCAATTACCGCACCACCACCACTGCCGGAGTCAGAAGAGTTAGCCACAACAGGCACCACAATCGTGTAGGCATTGGAGTTGATAGCCGTTGCGATCTCATACTCAGTATTAAGTATTGTTGCTGTGACGTTGCCACCAAGACTAACCGCACCGCTAAAGGTTACATAGCCACCCTCGGCGGGGTTTGATCCGGTATCGGTGACAGTAACAGTTGAAGAGCCATTAACTGCGGCGAAGGAGGCAGCGTTTACAGTTGTCTGTCGTATGGGCGTTATATCAAAGAGGTTGCCACCAGCCTCAAGGTAGACCTTCTTGTTTGTACCCATCGCCATCAGGTTGTCGCTAAATGACGTGACCCATACAAACATCTGACGGCATGTGCCGATTAAGGTCTGAACTGTGTACTTGACCCAGCCACCTAACTTCTCAGGGTAGCCTGAGCGAAACCGGATCTTGTCGCACTCCCACCAACCGCCTTCGTTAGAGTAGTTAGATTGGTCCCGGTTTAAACCCGGTTTGAAGTTCATTTTGATGAACGGCATTTAGTAACTCCAGACCGTTGGTCTGTTATTGTCCCAGTCGTCTAGGTGGATGAACCGCCCAGTGCCTTTTTGTTGAACCCCGATTCCTTTGAAGTTCATATCTAATGCAAGCATCAAAATCTTATGAGCCTCGGCTCCCTGCACCGCAATATCCGCAGCCTTACCCGTAGTATGCGCTCCTGAAGAGGCTTTTTTAACCTCTATTGGATGTTGTGGACATCGATAGCCAGATGAGATGGTGAGGGGTTTGTTATACCGAGCACGAAGAAGTTGAAGCCGAAACATGAAGTCTGCATCCATCTCGGTTTTGCCACAGTGACTACAGGCAAACTCAGACTCCTTGAAGTTTGGATAACGGCTCCAATCCATTACTTAATCCCTTTCCACTTCTCTGCTGTACGCAGACCACCAAGACCCAGAAGACCGAGCAACACCGTCATCAGCGTGTCCATGTCGAAGGCGACAACAATTTGCTCTTGCCCCGCACCGGCTAGGAAGAAGTTGAGAAGTGGGAACAACACAAAGTGAAGAGCAAACGCAACCCCGCATGTCCACCCCACGGCTGGTCGCCAGCCTCCTCGGAAGAGATCCATCTTGGCCTCTTCTTTATTTAACTCGATCTGGGCCATGTCCCGCTGGAAGTCCTGATCCTGCGAGGCTTTTATCAGTTCGGCCTTGGCTCTATCCCGTGCGTCTTTATCTGGGATGATCTTGTCTAAAAGTCTTCCACCAATCTCAACGATTGCTAATGGGTTGACAATCATTTATTCTCCCCATGTCTTGGCCCCGGCTTTTGGCACCGATGTTGCCCATACTGATACGGATTGTTTTAGTCGTAATGGTGCCCCGCAGTCAGAGCAAGTATCGGCGGTCAGTTCAGCCTCGTCAAGGTCGTACCCACACGAAGCGCAGACTTTAACTTCTTCAGTGCGACAGATCTTAACGCCGTCAATCTTGTGTGCTTCGATTAGTGTTTTCATATCTTAAACTTTTAAATAAACCAAGTGATAACAGAATACCGGGTTCCTTTGATAACAGGCAAGATCTCATGGGGGTACATAAAGTTTGAAGGGAACATCACTGCAGCACCTTTTGGAACCTTGATCTTTATCTCTCTGTTAAAGAACGCAAACTCACCACCCTCGTAGTCATCATTCAATCCAAAGGAACACGAAACTGCACGGGGCCTTGCTTTAAATGAATCTGTATGTTGGGTATAAAATTGATCTTCTTTATACCTTAACAATTCATAGCCAGAATCTTCTTCTATACGTGCTTCGTTAAACTTTTCGTTATACTTTTTTATTGCTAAACCAGCAGAGGTATAAATATATTTATCTAACTTTTGTCTAACTTTAAGGTTTTTTTCTATAACATGTGGATAAGAAATAACAACTGTTTCTGCGGTTCTTATCTTATCGTTAACACGCCCATCACCAACAACAGTTTTTTGCCATTCCTCTTCATCACTAAATTCTTCTAAAATAGCATCGCAAAGAGCATGGGTCATTACGTCTTCAAATACAACAATATAGTCGTTAATATTTTTCATCTTTCTACAATTGCTTCAATTTGTTTGACGGGGACAAGCCCCCCAAAAGAAAAGATTAACCTTTCCCCGCCTTTAATTGGCGTAGATGAGTGTGTTTCTATACTGGCAAGGCACAACCACAAATCACCTTCTTCGACATTAATCTCTTCCCCATCAAGGACAGGGTTACCGCCTTCTTTAGGTTTTTTTAACATCAAGTTACACCTAGTATGTACAAATCCGTCCGGTGCTGGGTCTGTATGTGGATGAACAAACGCCCCATCTTGGTAATGATTACCAGTGAAATTTTTAAATATAGGCTCTACTTCAACCGGCTTTAACCCAAATTCTTTAAACGCCTCTTCCCAATAAGGTGCAATATCCTGTGTTGAAAAACGCCGCCCGTTTCCCGCAGCATTCAATTGAAAATTAAAAGATGGATTTACCATTGGGGCATATTTCCATTGTTTAATTATTCTTGAAATAGAAAGCCTCATAGAATAGCCTTTGGAATCCCAGCAACTGGCGGAGTCGGTTCTTGTTGTTGTCGTTTGTCAAAATATGCCCAAGACTTGGTTCCGTAAGAACGAACATAGTGCATAAACAACTGAACACATTCCTGTCCTTCAAACTTGTTACGCCAATGATCTGCCTGACACCCCAAGTACATCACTGCGTCTCCGGGTTCTAGTTCAACTGGTGTTTCAGACCCATCAGGCCGTTGAAAATAAATAGGCCAATCTTTATCTTTTGAAAGATTAAGCGTGAGACTAATTTCACAAGCCGGTCTGTCTCGATGCCTAAGTAGTTCTGAACCTTCTTTGTACACTCTAGCGTAAGTGTAGGTTGGTAACACTTTTTCACCCAACAAGTCTGAAACTTCAGGCACTTTCTCGACAAGAAGCCTTACAAACGGCATAAAGTCATACATTGAATGGGAGTTTGGCGCTTGCGGATCTCCTTGAAGATTAAACTTAGCGCAATACTCTTTAAACTCTTTTGCTAAATCTAAGACTTGTTGTGAGGTTATAAAACCCGGAACATGTAGATAATTATTTTGAATTATTTGAAATTGCATAGTAGTGAGTCGTGCGGTATTTCAACACCTTCAGGAACCATCGACGGGTCAACAATATCATCTACACTTTCACCAATGCGAATGGCGTGAATACAATATGCAACTGTGTTTGGTTCTAATGCTATAAGTTCATGCATTTTATCTTTTTTAATATAAATCATATGTGGGGCTTCAAATTCCGACACATGACCATCAACAGTGACTTGAAGCCTTCCAGAAGCCAAAAGTGTTAAGTGGTCAAACTGATGGGTGTGACCATGCTCCATATCACCAACATTTTTAAAATGCATCATACGGCTAAACAAGTTAGCCACACACCCAAGTTTAACTTCTGGGTTTGCCATACTACGCTCCTTGTTGTGCCGCAAGTCGTGCGGCTTCTGCTTCTGCGGCTTCTTGATCTAACTTGGCTTGCCAAACAGCGATACATGCAGTAGCCCAAGCAGGTATTTCTGTTACAGGGTCGTTTTGAATTATGGGCGAGTTGTATTCTATCTCCCCGGTGTTATTGCTTTCTTGATTCCACTGAAACGCCCAAAAATTTGCAGGAAGGCCACACTGAGATAAATCAAGGTCGCCACGAAAGTTTCCGTCTACGCCAACGGCGTTATCAACACCAACAATTGTAATACGCATCATTTACTCCTAACAGTTCTAGGTTTTACAGTTTTTGCCTTTGGAGGACTTATTTCCAATACAGGGGTCTGATCCTGTTGTCTTTGAAACCCCAAAGACGCCAATAAAACTTTCTGAGATGTCTCATTAGATTTGACCATCTCATTACGAAAACTTTCTACCGCCGCACCGGTTTGTCTTTGTTGCCCTGAATTTTCAATTAAAAGCATTGGCATCCAAGCAATCGCACACTGATACTCATCGACCTGATTACCGGTATTCATATCTACACCTTGCACCCGAGTAAACCAAGCGCAAGTCAGACCAACACAGTCTTTTTTTATCAGCGGACAGAAGGTTCCGTTTTTAAGTTGCATGATTAGTTTTTGGTGGCCCGAATAACGTCAACATACTTAACAGCCAAGTTAATAGCGTTACCACTAAATGATCCTGAGCCGCTTGAAAACGAGAATGGGTGGGTATGTGAACTTCCACCACCCGTATTTACAATACCTGCACCGGTGCCCGGACTTGTGATGGTAGTAAAAGGTGAACCCAGATATTGAGAGTCTCCGGTTGTGTTACCAGACCCTTGAGGGAAATTATTTCCCCTATTTATATTATGTGTATGACTTGGAATCTGCGGTGTTGATAGTGTTGTGGCGCCTGCCGAACCTGAAATACTACTAATTGACACCGAACCACTTGGGGTTTGCGAGGCAAACGCAGTTGTAAAGTCAACCGAACCACCAGATGAAGCCGATCCAGTGACTACCCGAAGAGCAGAGTTGTTGAAATTAGAAGTATCTTTTGTAAAGCCAGTGGGCGCATTAGTCTGGGCAAACAACATAACCGTACCAGCAGGGAAAGATTCTGCTGCGGCAGAAGACCAAGCAGAGCCATTAGATGTCAGTACGTTTCCAGAAGTACCGGGAGATACGAACTTGACGTTACTCGTTGTGTTACCAATTAAAACCGCTTCAGCAGTTAGTGTGTTTGTTCCAGTACCGCCAGAAGAAACAGGAGTGTGTGTTAAGGCGTTCACAACATCTGTGCCATTGTTGTAGAGCAGCATAGACCGAGCCGCTGGGACCGCTACACCTGTCTGACCGGAGACTTTCACCGTGATGGTGTCAGCCGTGCCGTTATTGACGATGTAAGGCTTTTGGATGGCTGGGACGATTAGATCCCTTGCACCACCCGTCGTACCGGTGAGGTTTAAACGCAACGCCCGAGCATCTTGTCTGGCGTTTGTATCCGTCAGGGTTAGAGTTTGATTGGCGCTGGCAAAAGTAACGGTAGCCGTTTCTACAATGGCTTGCTCAATTGCAGCCCCAAGGTTGTCGTTGGTTACGTTACCCCATGTACCGGTATTTTCCCCGGTCGCCATGAGTTGGATCTTTATATTACTGTACGTGGATGGCATATCTACTCCTTTACGCTGCGATTGGAAGCCAATTTGGTGTCTGACTTGTATCGATTAAGCCCCACACCAAAGGTCTAGAAACTCGTCCTACTGCTTGTACCCCTGTGACCGTAACGAAGGCTTTGCCGCTCTCATCCGTTTCACCTTCAAATATTGTACCGACAACTCCGGTAACATTCACTACCGCTTTACCGCCAATGTCAACGGTCCCTACAAATCCTTCAGCCTCTACCCCGGTCGGGAAGACATTCGCTCCCGCATCTACCTCTTCTTCGCCAAGTTGTCCGGTTCCAAAGACCCCGGTGACTACAACATTTGCCTTGCTATCAACCTCGACAGTGCCGGTCTCACCAACTGCGCTAACCCCCGTAACTTGGAAGTTGTTGACAGTTTTTGTCGTTGCAGTCCCAGTTTCACTAACACCTTCAACCCCGGTAAGACTTAAATTGGCTTCACCAACAATATCTGCTTGACCGATCCCAATAACTGCTTGTTCACCGGCTGGCTGGGAGTTCTTATCTGCACTGACTCCAACTGGGTCTACAAACACATTACCCTGAACCCCAGTAACAACAACACTACCCTTAGCCTGTGCTACAACAATCCCGACCTGCCCTAAACCCTCAACTCCGGTGGTATCAACATCTACGGAAGTAATACCGCCCCAACCAATGTCGCTACTCCAAAAACTGCCGCCCCACCCCTGATTACCAAGGGGGAACTCTTCGCCTATTTGTCCAGTTGCAGAAACACCTGTAACAGCAAACGCATTTTGAGTCTGCGTTTGGACGACTCCCAACGTAGCAGAAGCCTCAAGACCAGTCAGATCAACGGTGACAGTTTCTATGCCACCAAAACCTAGTTCAGACCAAGAGCCTTCGCTCCATGCGTTTGCCACGTTGGGCGCCTTTTTTAAGCAATACGGATAATTGCATTGGATGCGTCATTCGTCGGAAAGATGATGGTGAAATCACCGTCCGTAGAAGTTTTGTCCGAACCGAAGTCCAGTACGCATACCGCAGCATTGGTCAGGGCGGTATTAGCAACACCGTTTGCCGAGGGAGTGCTGTTATAAATCAGAGCACCACGGGCCGTGACCGTCACGTTGGTAAACGTGGCATCCGAGAAATCGGTAAAGCCTGTACCCGTGTTGGCGTTGATGTTGGTAACGTTTACACCGGTGTTGGTCAAAGAAACACCACCAGCCGAGTAGTTAGTACCCGAGGCTTCGTTGGTTGCTGTATACGCAGTGGTATTTGCATCAATGTCAGCCGTGCTTAGATAAAGTGCAACTTTAAAAGTATCGCCGCCGGTGTTACGAAAATCGTGAACGGCAAGCATTAACTCTGCCTTAAAAGAAGAACACATTGCTTGTGTAATTGCCATAAGAGGCTCCTATTCGTCTAAAAGTTTAATTAACTCAGGATGTCCTGCTTTCCTGAACTTTGCGACCAACGTCACTCGTTGTGAACGCATGGCCTCATTCATGTAAAACACCAGAACGTTTCTGATGTTCTCCCGAAATGCTCTTGCCTGTTCAGTGATGGCGGGGTGTGAATTGCCACCAACTGCAATAATCTTATCTAGCGCACGATCAGCCAATTCGTCAGCCGAAAACCCACGACCATGCGTAGACTCCACACGGACCGCACCACCCAAAAGGAACGCTACTTCGCTTGGATTGCTCATCGGACTGGATACCTCGCTTGTTGAGTTCTGTACATATCCTGACGATTCTTACCCTCACTGAGTTGTTTGAGCATCGCCAAGGACTCACTATATCGCCCAAGATAATTTTGAATAACATCTGCCTCACCCTTCATGAACGTATAGGCTTCAAGTAAGGAGCCATAAAGCAGTACAGAGTCAAAGTTGTCTCCCAACCAAGACGTACCTGCTGTGACAATAGATGTTGGGTAATAGAAGTAATGCAACTCCATTGTGTATGCTGCATCTGGAGTGGGTCCGAGAATGTAGGAGTCTTCATCAAAATAAGCATAGTATTGCGGCTTCCCTGAAACAGCAGGGAATGGAAACGCTTCACGAATAAAGTTAACGTCTTTGTTTAACAAATACTCATACCCACCCGTGACCGGGTCAATGACGGCTAAGGAAAAATTAGCCAGCCAATCTGCCGGAGTAGAGAGGTATTTATTATCTTGTGTAGTCTGTCCAGTAACATTTTTTCGCAGTGCAAGAATCTGGACTGAGTTGTATATACGCTGCTCAGCCTCTTGGATGAAGGTGTCAATCTGTTCTTTAGAGGTAAACGTGGTCGTGCCCGAACCCGACGATGAATTTACCGTCGTGGTTGGAAAGTCATTTTCCACATAACCTTGAATCGTATCGAACAGCGCAGAGTAGTTCACAACTTACCCCATCTTCCCGCTAATCTTGCGGCCTTTGGTAGCAGCACCGTACCCACGCATTACACCAACGCCAAACGGATTAACGGGGGGATAGTCGCCCTTACTAATATTGCCAACAGACATGTTCATCTTAGTTATCTCTGTAGCGCCGGTCTCGTAGTGAGAGTAAGTCTGGGCGTTTGTATCTTTTCCAGTCATCGTGTGAGGAGGTGCGTAGACATCGGCGGGGCCGATCTCTTTACCTTTAACCTTCATACTGTACTTAGCCATTATCGACCCCTTCCAGATGAACGCTGGTTCATGACTTTAGCCATATTGCGTCCGTATTTTTTCATATCAAGGTTCGTCTTACCACCTGCTTTTAGGCCTTTATGAGCCTTACCAGCGGGCTTATTAGCATGCTTTTTAAGTGCTTCCATCGCTTTTTTGTCTGCCATGATCTACTCCTAAGAAGTTGTTACAGTTACTGTACCAGTTTGTCCCTGACCAACCAAGTTATTCGGGGTCAAACCACCATCATTTCCTAAGCCAACCGGGTTCCAACCCCATTGAATCTGCCTACTACCTCCAGAGGGAGTACCAAAACCCTCAACAGTTTGGCTGTTTGTAGCCAATAACTGAAGTCCTGTAACACCCGCAGCCAGATAAGAAGTGTCACGACGAGGATTGCGAACCGCCTGTGGATCATCAACAGGATACAAACCCAGCGATAACTGGGGCTGATCTGGATCCCAACATTCTTGGCAGACTTTAAGGTTGACATTCTTAGTCTTGACTATTTCCGTGCGAAGTTCATGCAGTTGGTACTGAAACCCACACCTGTCGCACATCGCAATTGCGATGCGCCCTAGGGTAAATTTTGAGGTCATTAGTACCCACCGCCACCAATAAAAAATTCACGGGGGACAAACCGGACCGAGGCTTTTTCACGGTCTTCACCCGCCGCCAAGTTCCACTGCTCCTCGTATGCTAGTTTTAGTATCTCCGCCCGCTGTTCTGCACCGGGGATCTTCATAGACAGGTGGTACGCCAGCCCAGCCACAAGGCATGGGAGCAAACGGAACGGGATGTCTTGGGTCTTCATACCCCCATCACCTGCGTCTTGAATACGCTTCAAACGCCAGTAAACAAACTGATACTGGGTCCCCGGTGAGTTCGGAGTAGGCCAAATATTGATACTTGGCAGGTACGGCACCGATATAGCGACACCCGTTAAGTGCGCTGCAGCACTAGTACCCGCTTGCCCTCGTATGCAGTTCTGCAACTGGGTTGAGGTCTTACCCGTGTAGTTGATGATCTCAGCACCAATCTGTACATAACCCGTACCAGACAATCCGTCCGTTGAAGATAAAGTAATTGTGGTGTCTGACGATGAAATACCGCCGTTTAACGTCAGAGAAGTAGTCGCTGTAGTGCCAGACTGCCGGTTAACCCAGACCTGAATTGGGAAGCCCTGAGCGGTTTTATTTGGGATAGAAGCATAGGTAGAAACACTAATACGACTAATCGTGATGTCAGACTGAGTGGCGTTAATACCAGCGTTTTGGCGAGTTACGTGTTCTAGTAGGTCAATCGTATCGATTGGAAGAGCGTAGGTAGCCTGCCCCGTCTGCAAAGTAATTGAACCCTCTTCTATGGTCCAGAGGTTAATGCCTCGGTTAGCCCACTCAATAGTTAGAAGGTTTAAAGATCTACGGGCTGTACGAAGGTCATAACCAGTACGCAACTCGGCACCGCACCTCTCGAAGGCTTCTTCGATGATGTCTTTTAGTTCTAGATTAAAACTAGTGGTGCCAGATGTGGTCACTTCTTAAATCCTTTTAGGGTTTGGGCAAAACGTGCTCGTTGACCCAGTTTACCCGGAGCCTTGGCGGCTGCGGCAAGTTTCTTGGCTGGGATTGGCTCACCCTTCTTGGCCCCAAGCGCTTTACGCAAAGCACCGGGCTTTTTGATGGCTTCTTTTATGAAACCGCCTTTTTTTGCAAACCCCATTTTGTTGCGAACTTCAGTTGGCAGTTTTGCCAAACCGGGGTTTTTTTCTTTGTCTACGGGTTTAAGCGTCATTATCTGAACCTCGCTGTTTTCTTTGCTACGGTTTTGGGTTGTTTAACGAACTGCTTACCGGCTGCTTTTCCTGCTCGCTTTGCTTTGGTTGTTGCCGCGTACTCAGAAGCAGACAGATTCTTGATAGCCGCCTCGGGGAGATACCGCTCCCCTGTAGCTTTTGGACCTTGAG